CTGTATGACAAGCCTGCAAATGAACACGACGCAATCCTTCTTCATCTGGATTTTGCTCTGCGAAGTTCATCTTTCCTTTGACCTGAACAGCAACACAACTTCCATCATCTTTAGCGTTAAAATGTCTGGAATACTTTGCATTGTTTGCGTAAAAATCATACAGGTCATCCAAAGTTAGAAACTTTCTTCCCAAGCTCAAACTCCTCCTTTCCTAAACTTTTGCAAAAAAATAAGACCTATGCGGCCTCGCTTGGAGGTTGATTAGGTAACTTCTCAACCTTCGACATAATCATTTCACCAGCTCCATTACCGCCCAACTTACGGTAAGGTTCATAGAGGTATTTCTTTAAATCAACAAGCTCTTCTACTTCGATATAGCCCTGTCTTAAATACATTTCACATGTATTCATCAACTGAATATATCCAAGGCCAAGCAGCATCTCTCTTTCAACAGAATTTTTGTTTAAAAAGTATTGGATTAACTGCCATAGTCCGGTAGAACCGAGCATTCCACCAATAATAGCAATAACTACTTCTTGTGACATATGAATGACGTTCTCCTTTCTTAATAATTTTCTCATCGATTTATTTCTAGTATCAAATAAATAATAAGTCTGTCTCATCAATAAATCTCTTGTCTTCCTTTGACAAAATGTCTTCCCCATCATTAACAAAGGTGAACCATCTAGTATCATTGTTCTCCAACTCTGTATATCCAGCGTCTCTTAGTTTTTGAGCAATTGACTTAGATTGTGTTCTAATAAATTTACTTCCCATAACCTTTTACCTCATTAAGCATTTCTGCTCCGTTCGCCACTGTCGGATATTTCTCCGTCATCTACAGTAGGTCTGCCAACGTCCTCCGATCCTCCGCTTTGTGTAAACGAAGAGGAGAGCGGATTAACCATGATTTCCGGTAACTTTAATACTTCTTGCTCAAAATGAAGCATTGCCATCGTTTCCTTCTCGGAAACGCCAACCGCCGTATTATATGCAAGACGATCAGCAAAACTATATTGGCAAGCCTTAAGCAACCGTTCGGCCAAATCCTCTCTAGTATAAATACTCTCGTTGAAGTATGTAACACTACACGGGTTGGATACATTGTAAGAAAGCATTCTATTCGTAAAGCCCTGAATTTGTCCAAGAAGAGAAGAGATGGCAAAGTTGGTTTCTTCTCGCAACCACGCTTTAAAGGCCGCCGTCGAGTTGATCTTCGAAGAGTTCAACACGGCTCCACCACCACTTAATGTGAAGAATGTATCTTGCGTCTTCAGTAAATAATTCAAATCATTATCTGCGGAAACAGATGAGAAATCGATAACATTCTCCTTCTTTAGTTCTCCAGGAATTACCGCAGAACTAATATAGTCCGGTAGTATTTCCTTTAGTATCTCATGATAAGCGATAAGCATATCTGGGCTAACCTTAAAATCATCCGGGCCATCAGCATTATTCCTTGTCTCCATTGGGAGAACTAACAGCTTGCGAATCAAAGAATCGTTAAGCAATGCTTGTATGTCTTCCATATCAGACATGCCGGCCAACTGCTGAAGCAGCGGAGCAATGGGAGGAATAATATAATTCAAATCCGAAGAATTGAACTTAAAGCAAGCACAATACTCATCTGGCATAGCAATCCACTTTTCGTCAGTTCTCTGATACTCATCCCACATGGACGTAAGCGGCTCGCCTAGCCATTTAAGCATTTCTTGTCTGTTTGAATTACTCCATTTGGACATATCAACAGCATAGGCCATATCCTTGGTTAAATATCTACCAATCAGCTTACATTCGGAAGGCTCCATAATATAGAAAAATGCTCCGGTATCATCATGAAAGAAGATAGCGTAGCATACATCATACAGGTAACAATTGAGCGCAACCTCTTTGAAATTGTTTTGAAGATCATAACGTTCCAGTTCATCGAGCGTGTTCTGAAATGATTTCAAAAGCTTTGAATCATTACTGCTCTTAACAAGAGACACATTTGGAGTTACCTTTCGGCAATCCAATATCCACATACCGGCATACCAATTCACAATGCGATACAATGCTTGTGAACGATAATAATAGTAACGAGAAGCCTTCCTAAGATTCTCCTCATTATTAGCCGGACGTTGAATATAGTTTCTAATTGACTCGCGAGTGTATGCCGCGATATTAGAACTAGTTTTCTTTGACGGATTATATAATTGCTTTGCCGCCTCTTTGGTCTTCTCATACATCCGCCGCTTTTCATCGACAGTTAATTGTGGGGCGCTAGGTTTTGCACTAGCCGTATTTTTTCTTCTTTGTGCCACTATCTAGCACCACCTTTCTTCATAGTTTTTCTAAGTTTATCAAGCAAATCATCATTACTTGACTTTGGCTTTTTGAGAATAAGTTTGCGTCTCTCCTGTGCTAAAGCATAAGAACCAAGAGCGAGGGTGTAGGCGCGATCATCGTGCATCTTATTCGCTTTGTCCGCAGTCAATTCAAAAGAATCTTTACCAGAATCTCTTTTTTTACGAACCATATTAACGACCTCTTCCTTAAGAGCGTCTATTTGAGACAATGCGGATTCTTCCCAAAAATCCAACTTAATCATTTTTGTTTTTACAGATTGAACTTTTGATAGTTCTTCTTGTACTTTTTGATCCAACTCATCGTCGGAAACTTTTTGCTTCTTAAGTTTTGCAACTATTTTTTGTTTTTCTTTGTTCAGCAATTCATCGTCTGTATCGAATACCATAAGATATCCTTTATTATCATACGGAGCAGGAAAATCAATCTTGTCCTGATTAACCATTTCAATAAGAGATTCATACATGATAGACTTAAATCCAGACGGAGACATCAAATGCACCTTATCTACTGCGTTCGGGAACCTAGACACATATTCTTTCGAGTACTCCTTATCAATAAGTCCTCTATGATGAGTCCCTGCTTCATCCGTCCAATCCGGCATTAAGTAGTCTGCAATATCAACTCCACCACCGCCGGATCCGGCATCGATATATACACCGATAATATTTTCATATCCGTCAGCACCACCGTTGTAATCACAAATAATTTTTTTCAAATACTTTATTTGGTCCGGCAACTGCATGGGAGATTTGATTTTCTTCCCGGTATCCATTAAGTTAATGCCGTTTACAATCTTTCCATGTAGGTCAACGGTTTTATCAGGGCCAATAGTTTCATACATTTCTATAACAAGAATAAAACTATTATCTCGCTGACGAGCAGGATCGTAACAAATAATATATTTCTTATCGCCAGTTTCATTTTCAAGAATTGGCTTATATACCTTTTCATTACGAGTGATTGTTCCGCGCTTAACAATGGCGTCAACGCCGCCATCTGTCGTAAACATACAATAATATTCCCTCTGCGCCTTAAGTGGATTTGTTCGCATCTCAGATCTAACTGTTTCTCTAGTAAGGAGCGGTGATATAGCTTCTCCTCTTAAGGTTGGAGAGAAAGCTAACTCACAATCTAAATGCAAGCATACAAAATCTGGATTTCCCATTATTTGCTGTTTTGCATAATCTCTATACAACTTATAAAACGGAGTATCTGTAGAAGAAGCAGAAGATATATAGAACAACTGGTTTGGAATATTTGTAGCAAATGTCCTTTGCCGAATCGGGTCAATTGATTTTCCGTCAACCTTACCAGTCTTAAAACTCTTATTAACAATAGCAAAAGCACTGAATACCTTCATCATTTCTTCTGAAAGCCAACCGCTCTCGTCGAATATAACAGAGCCTCTGTAACCTCTCTTTGAATCTACATTTGAGTTCAGAGTGCTTGTTTGAGAACCATTGTACAATTGATAATTAAAACCACTTGGGTTATGAGAAAAGCCATCTCCGGATGCTGCTTTGACCACAACTTCGTCTTTAAAAAGCTTTCCCGTCGAACCTTCAAACGTATCAATGTTATCATTTGCTAATTTTTCAAGAGTGATAAACGTATTCTGTGCCTGATCTCCAGTACCGGAAGCAATATAAGACCACACGTTACAAAACAATGAGTCCTTCGCCATTGTCTCCAAATCAACAATGGTGGATTTACCAATTCCTCGACTCGCACATATCAAAATAAATTTTGCTATCCAAGTACGTTGTATTGCTAACGCCTGGGCATCAAGCAACTCAATGTTATACATCAAATCAATCCATCTCAATGGATTACACTGAAAATATCTCTGCATTTCTGCAATCGCCAACAAGGATTCAACTTTTTTAGAGGAGAGAGAGTAGTTGATTGGTTTTACAAATACTCCGTACTGCTTATAAAAATCTTTGTCGTATGGTAGATCCATGCTTGTTGGAAACATCATCTTATTCGGATTCGTCATCTTCAAACGCCTCCTCTTCATCATCGGAGTCTAAATCTGCAAAGACGGAATATAAATCTTTTAGATTTGTAAGATTCATATCTATTGGAATATCTCGTTCTTCGCAATAATCCTTCAAATCAAGATTTTCTTGAAGCAGAATACGGTTGATTTCCTTATACTGGGCCAATTCACGCTGTAACTCAACTCGCTTTTCACGGAGTTCCGCAACCATATCGGACCACTCTGATTCATCTAATGCTAATTGTTTCATGATTGAAGCATCTGATATTTCTTGCACTTGCTGCATACCTCGGCAAGTGGCTATATCAAATCCGTTCACTTGGGCCTCTCGAAGATTCATGTCTTTAATCTTCTTGATCTTACCCGTCCATGTATTTTCACCTTTAATGGAATTTTTACTATTCTTCAAAGATAGGCAACTTTCTGCGGCCAAATCTTTATTCGAAGAAACCATTCTGGATTTGCTTTCTTGAAGCGACTTAATTGTCGCGGCATTTCTTTCCAGGTTCGGAATATCTTTCATCAGTCCGGCAATAGTGTCATCGATTTTCGAAATCTGCAA